TTCCCTCAGCGGGTGTAGGGTCTGTAAATGTAGCGTTTGCAACTACATTGTAATTGGTATCGTTTGAGGCGGTTGTGTTTGAGGATACAACGGTAACTGAATAATCCGTAACATTAGCCGTTACCCATTCACGGGTTGCGTTTGTTCCACCATCAACAAAATCAACTTCTAAATCTCCATCTTCGTGAGTTGATTTTAAAGTAGTTGTACTCGCTCCAGCACTTTGATTCATCATTACTCCAAAAGGTGTTAAAGAAGAACCATTTACGCCCGAATTATTTGAAGATACTACTTCATTTGTTGTAATGTTCCCCTCGTCCGTAACTTCTTGTAGGTTTTGAGAACCGCCACCGCCTAATGCAGAAACTAATACTTTCTTACTCGTTCCCTCAGGACTATCAGTAGTATCTGAAACGTCAACAATTTCTAAAACATCACTTGATGCAGGAGTTCCAATGTCGGTTAACTCGGTAATTCTTTTATTTGACATATTATATTTATTGTGTTATTCTAAATTCGCCTGATTGTGTTATTCTGAAATCTCCTATTTCTGTTATCCTAAAAAATGATTCAATTATAAAACCTGCATCCGATAAATTAGTAATAAAAAAACTTTGCTTTTCCTCTTTGCCGTTAAAACTTAATTTAAAGCCGTTAAAATCACTTTTTCCGTTCCCTGTTGTATATTCTACTGAATCACAAAAAACACTATTATATAAACCGAAAATACGATAATTGCCGTTGTTATCTTTAAATATTAAACGATAATCTTTTTTTAAAAATTTAACTATATTTTGATGGTCATCTTTATATTGTAAATCTAATGAAATAGATTGATTGTAAAATTTACCTCCTGCGTCTGTTTCTTGTGGCTCTGATGCGTTTGGTATATTATTCGTGTAAAACTTGTAAATAGTTGTATTTGGAAATGTGGTTAAAATATTTCCGTTTGTTATTATTTGACTATTTGGATAATCAACGTAAGGAAATAAATAAACCTCAGATACTCCGCCCTGTGAATCTTTGCACTTTCGTGTATATCCGCTATCTATTGTAAATACCATTTTCTATCACAAATATCATTACCTCCGTCTAATTTCCATCCTGCTGTAACTTTTACATTTCGGTTTGCGTTAACTTCATCCTGATAACATTTATACTCAGGTAAAGGATTTTTGCAAATCCATTTATTAAACCTTTGTATAAACATCTGAGCAAGTCCGTTATATTTTTGTGCTAAAAATTGCGCTTCCTGTTTATCAACCACTTCGATGTTTTCTCCTGTGTGCTTAAATATACCTCCATTAGCAACCATATAAGAGGCAATCGTTAAATAGTCTGCAACTGCTGAGTTTTTTACTATCGGTTTAACGTAATCGTTGTATAAAGTAAGATAATCGCCTGTTAAAGTATCGGCTTCTGCTTCTGTATAGATTTTATCGTATAATAAAGTACCCAATAACGGCTCAATTATAGTTAACTGAACGTTTGCAATGTTGAATAAATACTTATCAGGGTCAACATTTCCGCCCATTATAGTAGTTGCGGTTATCTCTTGCGGTGTTTGGAATAAAAATTCTGCCATAATATTAAATATCGTGCGGTGCTATTCCCGCTATTCCTGATGCTTTACTTTCTTTTGGTTCGTTTAAAGGGTTTTTAACATCGATTTTAACGCCTTTTTTCTTGTATGTTAACTTTTCCCAATAATGTTTGCAAGTTCCTCCTGTATAATTTGCACTTAATAATCCGCCTCCTTTAAATTTCCAAATAGAATAAGGTTTATTTGGAAACGGGTGCATACCAAAACCAGGATTAACATTCTTTTCTTCCATTGCTTCAATATCCTCACGTCTGTAAATCTTATTTTCACCCATCATTCTACGACAAAAATCTCTTTCAGGCGCTTCATTACCTGCGTATCTATAACGATATGCGTAAAATTCTGTATCGTATTTGCTTTTAGCGTTTGGAAAAGCTACACCTGTACTAACTGATAATTCAATTTTATCTTCTTCATCATAGTCTACAGGTTTTACTTCTATTAATTCGTAATCAGTTAAATCATCCTCTCCTAATTCAATAAACTCATCTAAATCAGTCTTTTTTTTTTCCTCGCTTAACTGAACATTTGAAATAGTTGTAGGTTTGAAATATAAATCTAAATTAATATTGTACGCTCTTAAAATTTCCTCAATAGCATCTAAAATAAATCTTTGTTTTGGCTCAATTACAAACTTAATTAACTGCTCACGTGCTACGTTTAACTCGTCTGCATTATTTCCAAATCCTGTATTATCTTTAATACCGAATAACATCGGAGATACAACCCTGTGAGATGTCATAATTTGTTGACGGCTTTCAGATGTCAAATACTCCCATTGTTTATGAGCGTCATTAACCTGTAAAGGTGTAACGGTTATTTCAGCATCACGACCATTGAATGATAAAACAAATTTACCTGCGTTACTTGAACCTACAAGTTTATTTTTTATTTTAGCCTCCAACATATCTTTTTCCTCAGGCGTTAAACTATTGCCATCAGGAATATTTATAATGTAGCCAAAAGATAAGCCGTTTTTAATGTGGTTAATGTAGTAGTTAGATATTTCCTCCTCCATTTCGCAGTAAGGTAATCCTGCTAAATAATCAGGGTCTGAAAAATAAGTCTTTCCTGCTTTGTAAGGTTTGCCGTTATAGATTTCAATTTCATCTTTTGACGTTCCAAATGATGGAAATGGTAACGGCTTATATTTATTAATATTATTCCAATCTCGACAATACCAATAAGAATCTATTTCTTCATCTTCATTTTCTAATGATGGTGCAACACGTTCTTTTGGTAGGTGTTTAATTAATCCTAAATCTTTGCGGTTTTTAGCTTTTATAACTTGCGCTGAAAACTCGTTAAAAATAACAAAGTCTGATATAATTTTTCTTAGTTCCGCATCTTTTAAAACTACTTTTAAACGCATAAAATCGGCAGTATTTGTGTTTGCGTTATAAGCACTCAATCCACCGCTATAAATCATATCAACATATGAATTTATAATTGCTGAGTTTGTCGGACTGCCGTTGTATCTGTCAATTAAATACTTGTAAAATGAATTATTACGTCCGTTTAAAACCCAATTCTTAGATTTATTTTCTTCAATCTTAGGACGGATATAATTATTCATTTGAATAAGCGTAATATCTGACGGCTTGATTTTATTTTCCATTAATAATAGTATGCGTTTGTTGTTGTGCTATAATTTTGCGTAGCTTGTGTAGTAGCAAATATTTTACCTCTGTACACTACGCTTGAACCCTCTGTTATTTTAACCTGAAATCTACCACCCTCGATAAAATCAAAATCAAAATCAATAGTCATTTTACCATCTGTTATTGAATAAGTATTATCTACTACCTCGCTCGTTTGTGTTGCCTCGTTATAAAGGTTTAAAACGATTGAACCAGTAGGGTAAAATCTCGGTATAATTACAATATCGTGCGCTTCTTCGTTTGGATTAACTACGTTCATATTATTATAATTAAAAAAAGCCTTATTTGTTACAATAAGGCTTTAAAATAATCAATCAAAAAATTAAGGTAATAATGCTAAAAATGCTGATACCGTTGCGCTATCCAATTTCGGAGATAATGCGCCCGTTGTTGATACACCTGTTAAAGTATATCCGTTCAATTCTGTTTTCGCTCCTCCTGTACTTTGAACAACCGTAAAATCAATACCATCGTCAATTCCGATTGCGTGGTAAATCCCGTTTCTGTCTTTTACAACCGCCATTGGAAAACCATACGTTAATAGGTTTAATTGCGCTGATGTTGTTGCATCAATCTTTTTAAGTACGATTGTCGTTGTTTGGGTGTTTACCGATGTTCCTGTATTTCTGTCTGATACGAAACTCTCTGAAACGTTGTTACCATCGCCCTCAATTTCGTACTCAAACACTTCTGTTAAATCAGGGTTTATTGCCGTTGCTACTCCTGATGCAACCGTAAACGGGTCTGCAACATAATTAAAAAGGAATAATCGACCTAAACCGCCTAAATTTTGTTTACAGGCTTTAACTCTACCTGCCGTAATATCACAAGCCATATTTTATATATTTTAAAAAGGGAGTAACTAAACTCCCTTTGTTACTTAATTACGCTATTGGTCTTGCCCAAACGATTTCCTCTGAGTTGTAGTATTGAACACCACCTGAGTAAACCATTTTCATACGGATTTGACCTGTCAACAAACCTACTTCATCCTCATCTACCATTGAAAGTTGGTTAAAGTCTGCCTCTAATCCTGTACCGAATACTAAATTTTTAGCCTCAGCGATTACAATTGTAGACGCAGGTAATCCGTTTACTTCTGTCAATGTATAACGTCCGAATTTCATTTGTCTTTCCTCTGCTCCTAATCCGTTTGTGATTGCAGGAGTAGTAAGTGAAAAACTATAAAATTGGAATACATCAGGAGATACCATCACATTTAACGTTTTTCTACGCAATGCAATCGGAATACCTCCTAAAGCCAATTTTAATTGTGCTACTACGTTGTTCTCGGTAACCGTGTCAATATCTACGTCGATAACTCCTGAATCGGCTAAGAATAATTTTAAAAACCCATCCCACTCGTTAGAGTTTGCACTATCTCCGTTCCAAATGATATTATCAACATCCTCAGCGGTTTGCCCTAATACCTCTACTTGGATAGCCTCCATAATATCAGCAGGAGCGTTTGGATTTGATGCACTTGCACCCATTGTTTCCTGTGACCACGTTGCTCTAAAATCTTCTTTACATACTTGTAAATCGTTTTTAAGTTTTACAGGAGTTAAAACTCGCTCGTTTAATGTAATTGTACCTTGTGGGTCAAAACCACAAGAGTATGCGGTTGTTCCGTCTGTGTAACGTACTCTGCGCATATTTAACGCATAACCTACGTTTGGAGCAAGTGTAACCAACCCTAATCGTAAGGTATCTGCCTCCTTAAATGTTTTTCCTATAATCGCACCCGCTTCTTTTCCTGCGTAGTTCGATTGTACTGATGTAACTGTTGCCATTTATTTACTTATTATTTGTTATTAATTATTAAACTGCGGTAAAAGTGATGCCTCCTGCCGCTTGACCAATTCCGTAAGCGTAAAAGTTTGTTCCGTCTGAATAGATTTCAATGTAATCGCCAATTGTTTCTGCTGATGCTACAAATGAAATTGTGTTCTCGTTTGATGCAGGTACTAATGTACTATTAACGTCTGCACTACCTTGTATTACGTTTGTAGTTGATACAATTGTAAAGTTAGTTGTAGCAAATGCGCTACCGATTGTAAAACGTGCGTTAAATCCGTCTACTGCTACCGATGGCAAAGTAATTGCTACTCCTGCTGCTGCACTTAATGTGAATTTTTTTCCACTATCAGCACTTGTTAAAGTTCTTGCGGTTGATATTGTTTCAGTTCTTACTAACTGAAATTCAGCACCGCTTAATGTTGTTCCTCTTGTACTCATTTTTAGTTGTTTCTAAGGTTAAATAAAATTCTTTCTTTTTTCGTCATTGTGGCAAAATTTACATTTACCTCAGGTTGTTTAATTCCTTTTGATGCAGGTTCTTTACCTAATTCCAAAACCAATTCTTTAAGGTCTGAAATTGTTTTTTCCTGCTCTGAGTATTTAATCAAAATACTTTTGATTGCCGTTGAGATTTCCTCAGCAATTTGTGCGTCATTGTTTGCAGGTGGTGTAGCATCCGCTAACTCTTCCATTTCTTTAGGTTTAACCTCTCCAATTTTACCCTCTTCGGTAATAATCAAAGTACTCTCATCTTCTAAAAGATGCTCCCCAATAGGTGCAGGTACTTTTGTTCCGTCCTCTGCCATAATCCAAACCGCACCATCAGGTGTTAAAACCTCTCCTTCAAATTCTAAAGTCAAAGAACCATCAGCCAATTTTATTGAACCGAATTTTACTTCTACTTCATCTTTCGATGCAAAGGCGAGTTTGATTTGATTTGGCAAATCTTTTAAAAGTTCAAATAAACTTTTCTCCGCTTCTTTACTCATATTAATTGTGTTTAAATTTACTTGTTGAATATCGGTAACAATTCCGTTTACAACGTCAATAACTACATCGCTCATTAATTGATGTTTGCCGTCGTTTAAATCGTTACCTTTTAAATCTTGTACGTTTGTTCCTTTTGTAATCATTGAATCCTTAAACCAAATATCAACACCCTCGATAGTTTGGTTTTTTGATAATTTTACTTCTTCTAATGATAAAAGCGCATCAACTGAGAACCCTTGTACTTTACCTGTTTTAACGTAATTGTTCCAAACCTCATCACTATCAACTTTCATAGTTGCAATCCAACTTCCTTTTGGATAACTAAAACCAAAGTTTGCGGATTTGTCTATTTTTGAATCTTCTACAATCCAACTCTCAACAAATGTAACGCCTTGTATTTTGCTATCGGCTTCGTGTTCTATTGTTGAGTTACCTTGATAACCTGCTTTAAAAAAGTTATGACTCAACTCCTTAATGGTATCTTCGCTAAAAACAATATTAAACTCCTCGCCTCCTTGATTTCGGTAAACAGGTTTGTTAGGTTCTAAAACTAAACCCATTAAAATACGTTGCTCTTTATCAACTTCTGCAAACTTAATTTCCTCCTGTTTTGATAGCGCAATAAATAAACCCTCCATTGCAGGATTTTCAACTAACGAAATCGCATAAACGCCTCCGTTAACTTTTGGATTAAATTTTGCTAAATATGTTTTCATATCTGTATAATTAAAATTTATTGTTATTGTTACAAACTTGCATCTCTAACAATATTTCTATCTAATTGTTGCGATGTTGTAACTGCTCCACTTACTACATATGCCTGTATCGGTTGCCGACTGTTTGCTAATCCTGATGCTATTTGATTTGCACCCGTACCCTCAACTAAATTAAAAGATGGTGCAGGTGGGGCTGAGACTCCGCCTCCTCCACTAATGGAACCACCACCCGCACTTCCGCCTCCTCCAACTGCTGCTAATGCTTTTGCTGATGCTGCCGCAATAGTAGCAACAGATAAAGCACCACCAATTGTGTTTTTAGTTTGTAATCCAATACCTGCTATTGGACCTAACCCTATAGGTGGCGGAGCAATAGCGGCTACATTTGCTGCCTGTGTATCTTTGATGACGCTATAAATCCCTAAGGCTGCTGATGAAATTATACCCGCTTTTTGTAATGCTTTATTTTTCCCTGCTAATTCGTTTAAAAGTCCTGAGGCTTTTGTGGCTATATTTAAATTTGCATTTGCTATTACTTGTTTTTGCCTTTGTACCTCTTTATCAATCTCTATTTGTTTGTCTGCCTCTTCTTTTTCTTTTTTGGTTTGGTCTTCTGCAATCTTAGCAAGTGCTTTTTGAACTCGCTCTGCTTCCTCTATTTTTATTTGACCTTGTTCAAACTCCGCTTGGATTGTTGCATACTGTAATTCAAGTTGACCTTTTCTTACGCTTTCATCAAACTCTTTTGACTTTGCAAGTGCTTCCTCTTGGTCTTTTCTTTTTGCATTTCTCAAATCTCTTAAAGCTAATTGATAGCCTGCTTCTTCATTTTTTAAAGCGTTTAATTGAGCCCTTGTTTCCTCCAAAGTTTTTTGACCCTCCTGTTCTGTTTCTTCGGGGTCAAATATTGATGCGGTTGTTACAGATAAGGTTTTTTTAAGCGCTTCTGCTAATCCAAAGTTTTTACCTAAACGATTACCAATTAAATCAATAGCCGAAAGTAACACATTTAAAGGCGCAGTTAAAGAATTCAAGATGCCTTTAAGTATATCTGCATTTCTTTTCGATGCTTGTATTTGTGCTTTATTGATTTCTTCTTGTGCGATTATTTGTGCTTCTAGTGCTTTTATTGCTTCTTGTGTAGCTAGTTTTTTAATGTTTAAAATTTCTTGCTCAGATTTGCCTTGAAGTTTTAAAACATTGTCTTGACTTTTTGCAAAATTTAAAGTTTTTTGTGCTTCTTCCGATAGTTTTTTTGTTACTTCAAGGTTATCGTCTTGCGCTTTGGTAACTCCGTTTATACTAGCTTTAATATCATCCCAAGACGCGACCAACGTACCAAGCAAAACAACAAAAGCACCTAAACCTGTTGCAATTAATGCGCCCTTCAAACCTTTTAAACTACCATTAAACAACTTAGTTGTCTCAACTGCATTTTTTACAGTCATAGCATAACCGCCTGTTAAATCGTTTAACAAATGCATCGCACCACTATTTTCAAGTATAGCATTTCCGCTTTGTTTCATTCCTTGCGTAACATCACCTGTTGTGGCTTGTACATTTTTAAGGCTTGAATTAAGTTTATTAACTTGCTCCGTTGCTTTGTCAACTCCTTTTGTGGTGGTGGTTATATTTATAACTTTCTCGATTGCCATTGCCGTTTGATTTTTGTTTTGAAAGTTTTGAAATCAGTAATTAATTCGTGTTTGCCTTTTGCTATCTCTATATTTTTACCCACTCCGTAATACTCCGATTTATGAAGTAGGTCGATTATTTGCGCTATCATAATACTATTGTTACTATTGATGACACCCATCCCGTAGCACTTTTAGTATATACTAATGCACCTGCAATTATATCTAATGCAAACACTCTAAAGCCTTGCACCGCACTCGGATAAGTTGAGTTTAAAGTTGCTAAACTTAATGCCGTTGTTGTGGCGTTATTTACAAATCCCGTTGCATCGTACAACTCAGTAAAGTTGTCGTTACATTTATCAAATGCCGTTCTCAGCGCATCGCCTGTACCATCGTTTGCGCTCGTTCCAATTCCTATTACTTGTTTCATTTTATATATATTTGTATTGTGTAATGTTTTTGTTTTGACCTGAAAGTCTTGATGTTAAAGTAGTTCTTTTAATTCCTATTAAATCAGATAATTCTTTTGCTGAATAATAAAAAACTCCTGTGTTTAAATCTATTATTATTTTTCTTTTCCATTGACTATTAGACAAATTCAACCTCGCTTTTTTAGTAACTAATTTATCTCTTAATTTTTGTTTGGTTTCTTCTGAATGATTGCAGTCCCTATTTTTATGACTTTCTCTCATTTTTAATTTTGTTGCTTCGCTTATTTTTTTACCTATATTACATTTACTAATTCTGTTTCTTGTTTCTAAACTAGCGTAACCACTTTTATCATTTGTTTTAGTGTAAATACAATTTAATCCTACATCTATACAATTATAAAAATCTTGATAATACCTCTCTTTTTCATTTAGTTGTTTAATGTCACATTCTAATATTATTTCAAATTTGTGATTTTCAAAACCATATTTTACAATAGAGTTATAAATTTTAGGCTGATATTTACAATGCAATTTTTCATACTTCTTAAATCGTCTTTTTACATCAACAGTCTGACCTATATATATTTTACCTATAGGACTTGTGATTTTGTAAATAAAACCTTGTTTAGCCATTGTCTGCCGTTATTAAATTAGTATCTGATGTTATTGCGTTTGTGTCTGCCGTTATTGGTTTATTGCTTTGAAACATATAAATTGAAATTTCTTTCAATGTAATTGTATCAAATATTGTAATCGTTGCATCTCTATCTGATTCAGTATTGTTTTCCTCAAACTCAAAAAACACATTATCTCCTATACTTGAAATTGTTAACCACGACGGACTAATAGTATAATCTTTATTATTAATGTTTGTTACATAAACAGATTGTACTTGTGATTGATAATTAATGATAATTTGCGACCTGCTCGACGTAACCGCATCGATATTATTATTAAAAGAATTAATTAAATTTAACGTGGTTTCTCCGTTTAAAAGGTTTGCCGTATAATTGTCAATTCTGTAATAGTTAGTTCTAATCTTTAAAACATCGTTTAGTTTTAATTTAGTTAATATTCTAAACGGGATTTGTTTAGCGTTAAACCTGAAAGTACGTCTTTTAATATTAAAAATCGATTCAATATACTGCTGATAGTAGTTAGTGTACAAATTATTGAGCATTATTAATCCATTCCACTCGTTAAACTCCGCTCCGAATAACAAAGAAAACTGAGGATTTTCAAATCCTAATGAGTGAGATGGTACATTTAACGTTGTTATTTGTGTTTTTGTATTGGTATCGTCTATAAATGCCACAGGTTTATCGCTTATATTTTGATTTGAGTTATAAAATAAATGCGGTTTTGGATTTACAGGACTTATTTCAGCATTAAAAATCCCTGCATACATTACATTTGTACTTAAATTGTCCTCTAAATCAATCAATCTCTCATAAACAAACTGCTCAAAAGGTACTTCAACTTCAAATGAATTTCCGTCTAATATCTGCCCGTCCTCATCTTCTAATATTGTAACCTCATCTCCGTATGCCGTGCCTGTGTTTTGTAGAAATTGCGTGTTTAAAAGCGTTTCAGGTTCTTGAAATTTAAAGTTAATTGTATTTAAAATATCACCACGCTCAACATCGTAACTCGAAAAGTCAATATATTTCGTTAGGTCATACAATTTACCCTGAGCGTAATAGTCATTTAAAGTATTTACATACTTA